ATTTGTCCCCCCTTTTTTGTCCCCCCCAACGCTTTGACAATTTTGTATCACCTTTCCGCCCTAAGTATCATCATTGAAGAAGCGGTTACGTTGTCGGAAACAATCCATCCTCCTGGTTGCGCTTGAATAATCTGCGAGTTTAGTAGGTTATAAATTAATCTCCCTTGTTTGCTTTGTTTTGAATAAGTGATTGCTGTAGATTCTGATAATCCCTCGACTGTTATTAGATATTCAATCAATGCGCTGCGAGACAAATAAGGAATTCCGTCATTATCTTCTGCGCCTGACGAAAACCACGCATTGGTAAACTTACGAATATCTTTTGAGTGATCAGATTCACTTTTTGAGATTTGTTTCTGCTCAGGAGGATTTTCATCTATTTGAAAAATAGCGCCGCTGATCTCCTCTCCATCCTCGTCAATCCAACCCATTGGCACGGCCACGATTGACCCGAAAATCGGGGAAGGATGCTCAGCATCTTTCATTTTTGTGCATGAGATTTCAATGCTCCCGTCTTTTGAAACAACCATTAGCTGCGCATCCATTGACGCTTTCCACGCGCTCGATCCCCTTGCCCGGTGCTTTGCATCCACCGCGTTGCCAATGTGGTGCAAAAGAAGCATTGCCGAGTTAAGCGCCTGCCATGCCACCTGCATAGCATTAAGCATTTTCCTTGTTTCTGTCGCGTCATTCTCGTTTCCTGACATGTGGTTGTTTAGGGTATCTGTAGTAATCAATTCTACGTCCTCAGCAGTCAGCTCGCGAACGGCGGCGATGATGTGAGCTGCCGCATTTGGCCCGTCCATGTCTATCGCGCGGTTTGATATGAGTAAATTGTCTAAATTGTCAACACCATGCGCTTTGCACCAAGCGGCAACCCGGATTCTGATACCATAATTACCCTCACCGGCGAGATAGACCGCTATGCCTTGTTTTGTCTTGTGCCCATTCCAGGCCAGTCCTGCCGCCACGTGGCACGCTATATCGAGGCCTATCATCGTTTTTCCGCATCCCGATTCTCCGTAAAGCATTGTGATCCCGTTGCTTGGTATCCACCCCTTAATGACCCACTCAATCGGAGACGGCTGGCCTAAATAGGAGGTTGCACGGGTTAAAAAATAATCGCTTGTAACATTGGCTATTTTTACCGCAATGATCGCATCGGCGGCGGCCGCCCCCATGCTTGCCGAAACTCCAACATCTGTTTCAGGCTCATAGCGCGAAACAGACCTGACAATTTGCAAAAGTTCCGACGCGGGTAATGGACGATCACAGCGAGTCTCATTAGCGATTGACAGCGCCGCCATAATTTCTGACTGCGCGAAACCGTGCCGACGCATTGCGCCGCCCATTGCAGCAAGCCCGCTGTTTCTACTACCAGGAAGCAACATTCCGTGCTCGCCTGGCTGCTTGTGCGGCGCCGCGGCTGGCTTACGCAGCGCGTGGTATGCATGCATCCACGCCTCCGGTGTGCAGAAAGGCGCAACCCCCTCAAAAGGGTCGCTTGATGCCTCCCACTCGTACCTGCGCCCCTCTATCTCAGACGGACATGCCACGAAATATCTACCGTCTGCCAGTAAATCAACTCCTTCAAGTAGTTTGCATGATCTTATTTCGGGGGTGTACTCAGCGATGTGATGAAAGCCGCCGCCTGCAGTCATCTGCATTGCGCCATCTGGCACTTGACCATTGTCTCTAGTCCAGTCGTTCCATGAGTCATCTCCGCCGTTGCGGGGGTCGATGTCAAAAACAATGATTCCTGAACGCTCGCCTGCGGCGATGCCGATGTTGTAGTTTGGGTTCAGCGTCCACCAGCGTGTTATCTGCTCTGCGTCAGTCGTTGCGTCTTTTACGCCGTGCTGCGTAGCTGGGACTTTGCCATTTGGGACTACAGGAATAACGTGCCATCCCCATGACGCATAAGCTAGTGCTGCTTCATGCTTGGTCATTTTTATCACCAAGTCGCAGATAGTCCGACAGTATCCTGATAGTGGTTTTCGATGGGTTTGATTTTCCGTTTACGAGCCTGTATAAAGTATGTACATTCAGACCTGTTCCGTGTGCGACAGCGAACAGATTTCGGTCTTTTAGCGCATTTTTGATGATCTCGAGATGAGTCATGTCTTCTTCTCCTTATTGAAGTTGAATTATTTCACAATTTTGTGAAAAAAAGCAAAAAATAGTTTGCTTTTCTCTTGATCGGTGTTAGAATACTCATATCGACCAACCGGAATTTCTCTAACCGGTCGAAACTTCAAGGAGAAAAAAATGGCCATTACTTTATCAGCCATCGTACAAAACACACGGAAACCGCCGTGTGTGATTATTCACGGAGAGCCTGGGGTCGGAAAAAGCACGTTTGGAGCGTGCTCACCGTCACCAATTTTTATCTTGACAGAGGACGGTTTGGGTTCGCTTGAAGTCCCGGCCTTCCCACTTGCCAAGTCCTACGAAGAAGTCCTTGAGGCAATCGGCAGTCTATATTCCGAGGACCATGAGTTCAAGACTCTGGTGATAGACAGCTTGGACTGGCTTGAGCCGCTGATCTGGAACCATGTCTGCGAGACTTGGACCGACAAGAAAGGGGTTCAAAAGCGTCTGGCGTCGATTGAGGACGCCGGATATGGCAAGGGCTACATCGAAGCCATTGGCTACTGGCGCCAGTTGTTTGACGGACTCCGCGCCCTCCGCGACGATAAGGGCATGACCATCATCATGATCGCGCACAGCGCAAAAGTTAAGGTCGAAGACCCGATGCTCCCGGCTTACGACACGATGGACTTGAAGCTGCATAAGCGCGCGGCGGCGATTGCTGAAGAGTATGCGGACGTAATCCTCTACGCGCAGATGCACACGGCAATGACAATCGAAAAGAAAGGCGATAAAGAGCGTACCCGCGCCGTATCTAACGGCACAAGAATAATGCACACGGTCGGCCAGCCTGCTTTTTTAGCAAAAAATCGTTTTAATCTTCCTACACCACTCCCGCTTTCGTGGGAGTCATTTTCAACTGCAATGGAGAAAAAATCATGAGCTATAATGTTGAAATTTCCTACGACAATTGGCTGAGCGCAAAAGAGCAAGAGCGCGCTGCAACTGAGCGAAGGCGAGCGATTGAGGATGAAATTATTTCTATTCTCGAAGTTCCAGACACGCTTGACGGCACGGCCCGGTTTTTGTCAGAGCATTACACCGTGAAAATCACCGGGCGCATTGACCGCAAGGTAGACGCGGATAAAGTGCAAGAGATAGCCGCTGAGTATGGCCTGACCGACCACTTGGCTGCGCTTTTCCGATGGAAGCCAGAGATCAACGCGGCGGCATGGAAAGCAGCCGACGCATCAATCACCGGGCCTTTGGCAGGTGCAATTACGGCCAAGCCAGGCCGCCCATCAATTTCAATTGTTCTAAAGGACTAATTATCATGGCTTTTTTAAACACTGAGTACAACGTCAACGATCTGCCCCAGGGAAATGGCAACTTTGATCCGCTACCCGCTGGTTGGTACACCGCCACCATTTCTCAGTCAGAGTTGACTGACACCAAAGCTGGCACTGGCCAGTACATAAAACTGCGCTACGACATTACAGGCCCTACTCATCAAGGCAGGGTCGTTTTCGGAAACCTGAACATCAAAAATCCGAATCCGAAAGCCGAAGAAATTGGCCGCCAGCAGCTGGGGGACATCATGCGAGCTATTGGCTTGGCCAAGGTGACCGACACAGACCAGCTAATCGGAGGAAGTTTGTCGATAAAGCTTGAGATAAAAAGAAGTGAACAATATGGAGACGGCAACGAGGTAAAGGGTTTCAAGTCTGCGACGAGCGCATCGGCGGCTTCTTTTTCTCCAAAGCCTGCGCCTGCGCCTGCACCTGCCGAACCGGGGAAAGCGGCCCCACCGTGGGCTAAACGCTAGACGAAAAAAATCCCCGGTTTTTAAGCCGGGGAAAATTCACTACAAGGAGCTGAGAGCGATGAAAATCCCAGAAAGCAATCATACCATATCGGCGATGATTGACAAGTACCACGAGCAAAAAAAAGAATTGCCACGCCCGCACATTGGCGCAAGTGCACTCGGTCACGTGTGCGACCGCTTTATTTGGCTGTCTTTTCGCTGGTCGGTGCAACCGAAGTTCCCAGGTCGCATCCTGCGCCTTTTCCGACGCGGGCAAAATGAGGAGGCCACGATTATCAGTGACCTGCGCGCTATCGGCATGAACGTGCGCCCTGTCGCCGCTCAGCATCCT